TATTCTAAAATCAATCGTGCCTGTGCGAGTAATGCCACTATTCTTAATAGAAACATCTTCTCTAGTTTCATCAGCAGTCTGTATATAGACCGCAGGAAACTGTTGTTGGCTCAATTCATCTAATTCAAAAGGCTCTCTTGTTACCTTGCCGAATGTTATCGGACTGCTAACCGCAGATAAGGTTGTAACAATGTGAGCCGCAATATCTTCTCGTTCACTCATAATCTTAATTCTTTTTCTAAAGTTTGGGTAAATATTTTAACTGCTTTAGCTTCTTCTTTAGCATTAACAGAAAAAAACTCTCTTTTTATATTTGATTTACCTACACCAAAACTATCATTATAAAACGCTTTTAAATTTTGTCTACGATTAGGAAAAAATATTTGACCTTTTGTTTGTGTTAGTTTTTTAAAAGTCATATTTCCTAACATCTGACCACTAGAAAATAAATTAGGTGTTTGTGTTCTTCCCTCTTTAGCTCTTTTCTTAGCGTAACTTGGCGAATATGGTCTAAACGATCTCCCTTTAAAATCTACACCCTTACTAGTTCTATTTTTAATAGCATTTTGTATAAACATACTGGCTTTAGCTATGCCTCTTGCAGTTGCACTTGGCATTTTTCTTTTAATCTTATCTAATGCACCTTTAACCGCACTAATTTCAATATTTACATTTAAAGTTACCACTATCTAACCAATCGCATAGAATGTACTGCAACTTTTTCAGCGTCAGATATTGAACTGTCATCATTAGCGTCATACTCAACACCATCTCTTAAAATATCAGCAAATTCATCTTCATACATAGTTCGGTAATAAGATCCCATTTGTTGAAATCTATCTTCATCACCTTGTGAATTAAACTTAGTTAGCGCAGGGCAAATATAATACCCTAATGTTCTATAAACTGTGGCTCTAGTCCACTGTGTGTCAGTAAGTAATGTTAAATCAATTTCTATACCACCTGCGTAACTTCTATTTCTTGATTGGTTACTGTGATATACTGACCACCATTTGTTTCTAATATCTCTTTGTACATCTGCAATAGCTTGAGTTACAAATGCGTCTTGTTCGCCTGTAGATAAACCCATATCTGCTATATCAGGCTGATATATAATTAAACTGCTTCTTGTTGCAAATGCCATAATAAAATTCCTGTTAAAATGTTAGAGGGGAGAGGAAAGGAACTCTCCCCCCTATATTGATCAATCCAATTAGGGATTAAAGTATGCTTGAATCAGCTAGTACTTCAATTCCATATGAATCGTGTAGTTCACCAACGCCATAAACAGCGGTAGCAACAATTTCAGTTCCTCTAATTGAAGCATCTCTTTGTGTTTCAATTTTGATGTCCTGTAGCATAGCTAAGCCAAGTGCGTCTTTGTGGAATAATCCACCTTTAAAGTCACCAGTTGTACCAGTGTTAGCCATATTTGAGCTTTCATAAACATTTACTCCTGCAAGTTGCCCTACAAAACCTGTTCTTAATGCTTCGTTAGCAACATCAGTTGGGTTAGGGTTTGCAAATGTATTTGTCATATTAGCTTTTAGGTCATAAGCAACAGCAGGGTGTAGCACACAAGCCATATCGTTGCTTGGTACACCTGATTGTTTTAGCTTAGATACTGCTTCAAAGATTTTCGCAACAGTAATAGCCGCATCAGCCGCACCTACTGCACCAGAAAAACCATCAAATAAAGCCATTAGATCAGCGTCCATTTTTCTAGCGATACCCTCGCCAAATAATTTTCCTAAATCTTTAACAACATCTGATTCTGATGTATTAACAGCCATATCAGTTACAGTAGTCATTACGCCTACTTCTGCTACAGTTAAATCTGCTTTACTTGTTGAAATAGCAGTATTAGCTAGGTCAGTTGCTTCTGCAACAGCCGCCGCCGCAACTACTGGGTAGATTGGTACTTGTATCACTTTACCTGAATTTTTTGGTAAAGCATAATTTCTTACAAGTGGTCTCATTATTGATGCTTCAGAAGCTACAAATAGAGCCTCTGCAATCATCGGTACTATCAAATCATCTAAGGTCGATAGCGTTGTTTCGTTAGCCATAATTATTCTCCTTTATGGGTGTATTGTTAATAGTTCTTCATTTTTTCCTTACGATATTCAGCGTACTTTGCCTTATCCTCAGGATTATTCATATTTAGTTCCGCCAAGTTTAAAGGTTTGGGCGTTTCACCACCAACACTCGATTTAGACCCTGCACCGCTAGGCGTTGCATTTCTAAAGTGAGGATTGTCATCTAAAAAGTTTCCTACATACTCGTTTATGCTTAATAGTTCACCATTGCCATTATACATTGGTGCATTATTATCTCCGATAATTTCAGGGTTGCCATCAGCACCTAGTTGTACTTTACTTTTTAACAAATTAACAACTTGATCAGGTTTAATAGCTTGATATTCACTAGCCACCTTAATCAATGCGTCATCAATTCGTACTTTTTGTAACTCGGCTTTGTATTGTGAAATTTCTGCTTCTTTTTTAGAAACAGTTTCCTTTAATACTTTATCAAATTCACCTCGTTGTTTTTGCATATCTAACTCTTTAGCTTCTTTTTCTTCTAAGAGTTGTCTTGCTTCGTCAGGGTCAATGCCATTAAATCTTTTCTCAATTTTAGCTCGTTCCCTCGCAAGTCGTTTTTCAAGTATCTTATCAAATTCCGATTGAGGAACCATTTTTTCTTGTGTTTCAACTTCCTGTATTGTTTCTAGAGATTCAGTATTCTCGATCTCCGTTTTTTGCTCGTCAGCCATAGTAGTTATTCTCCTATATTATAAGATTGCCATTATTATCATACCAACTTGGGTCGGTAGGTTGTAGATGATGGCGGCAATTATATCCACCTCTACTTGTGAAAGGATCAGTCGTTGATTTACCTTTCCAAATTTCAGAACTCCACTTATCTCTAAGTTTATCTTCTGAAAATATTTTACCTCTATTGGCTATACAAAATGGTCTACTATCACCAATTATATCTCCATAATATAGGTAGTTTGTAAGTCCTGCTTCCGTAGCTTTCGCTTTGGTAAACTGACCATCAAATTCCATTAAACTGTCGTGTGCTAATTGCTTTGCGTATCTTCTCATATTATTTCCAACACGATCTGCACCATAAAATGTGTGTAATCGTTCTATCGCTTTTGCTTTGGCAACTTCATCAGTCGTAGAGGCGACAAACTCTACTAATTCGTTAATCTCATCAACATCAGCTTTAATATATACGCCATTAATTTTTTGCTGTAATGTCTTAACAGTATCATTAAGTGATTTACCTGTTATTGTCGAGGAATAAACTTCATCAGCTAATGCGTTTACTGTTTCAGCGCCAATGTTTAAGAAACCATTAAATTTAACACGCTTTAGGTTAGTTATAGTCTCAATATCCAATTCAGTTAGTGTTTTAAACTTAGCAGGTATTGGTAACACTTTCATATTCTCGACAATACGCTTTGCCACTCTATCGTATTCTCTTACAGTACCATCAGCCCATAATGTGTAGTGTTTATCAATTACTGCTTTTAATTTAGGTCTAATCTCTACTGCTAATCTAGCTTCAAATAGTTTACCCTCTCTTATGGGTAATTCACTTGCTACCTTTACAACTTCTCTTTCAAGATTTTCCAAAGCTATGTTTAATCTTTGCGTGTGTAATAACTCAATATCATCAACAAGGTTTTCTCTTAGCTGTGCAAGTTCTTCTATTTTATCCATTATCTTTTTTATCTAATTGTTTCCAAAATTCGTCTAATGCATTGTGTTCGCAGTTAGCACATTTACAAGTTGCACATACACCATTATTACCACAATGACATTCGTGTTCGCAATGTTTACATAGCATAATTTACTCCCCAATAATTTTATCTAAGTGTCTTACTCCTGTCTTATCTGTTACCATAACACCTTTTTCTAAAGTACAGGTGTACTGGACTTGCGTTCCTGCTGTTCTCTCTGCTACTCTTTTTCCCTCTAAACAAACTGATAAACTTGGTTGATGATACCAACCATCTAATCTCTTATTATCGCCCTCTAAAATATACATAGACAATACAAACACCATTTCAATCATCAGTGGCTTCCGTTTCCTCTTAATTTATCTACTAATGATTC